GACGATTTTCTTTATAGTCTTTAAAGAATGTCATTGCAATAAGCATATATGCAAATTGTGGAGTTTCATAAATTGTCTTAGTAGCACGATTTTGTACTAAGTATTTATCACACAACTGTTTGATACCAGCATATGTAAAATTAAAATCTCTATCATGACGGAGATATTCATCCAATTTATCAAATTCTTGTTTGGTATACCATTCTAGAATTTCTTCGTCATAAACCAATGCGTCAATATTAGCTCTAACAAGATCATGTAATTTAGGAGGATTCTTTCCACCCCAAACATTCTTTCTTAATCTATAATTCAATAGTCTTGATGCTACATATTGATAATTAGGTTTTTGTTCACTGATCAAATTTGACGCAGCTTCAATCAACATTGTATGAATATCACCAGAAGACATCTTATCAAAGAATGATAGATGTGCATTCATTGCGACTTCTTCAAAACTAACATTTTTAATATCATCGGTTGCCCATTGCAAAACCTTATTGATTTTATCTGCACTAAATTTTTCCAAATTTCCGTTGCGCTTCTTTATAAAAATTTCTTTGTTCATATGGGTAAAAAATAATTATCCAATCGGGGAGAAAAAGTCCAAAATAAAAGTTTAAAAAAATCTTGTTTTATAGAAACTTTTTCTCCCCAGATTGATATATAGGTTATTCACTGTCCTCTGTACTATGAGCATTCCACTTGTTGCTCATCATTTTCTTGACTACATTTTCTTCTTGACTCATTTCATTCAAAATACCCATACCTTCACGGCTGTTTTCCGCAAAGATTCTGATATCACCACAACCAGCATTCATTCTAGCTGGGAATGTAATACCATCAGGTCCGAAACGATTCTTAATTACGTGGAATCGTGCAGTATTAGCTTGTTTATCCGACATCTTACGACTCAGTGACATAACAAAGTCAGCAGTCATAATCTTACGATAACTATCTGAAATGTTATTTGCTTGAATGATATCTTCATCCATAGCAGCACGATTGCTCTGTGAAGCACTCCAAATAGGAACTTGTAGTTCACCAGCTACACCACGTAGTTCTTCATAAATACCACCAGCTTCACTATAACTGTTACTATTACGTTCACTCTGAGAAGGACGTAGAATATCAGCATAGTCAACAATAATCATATCTACCTTAGTACCAAGAGTTTGAATACGTTCAGCATGTAGCTTCAAACTATGAGCGGATACAGTCTTAATTGGATAGTACTTAATAATCAATTTACCAGGCACTTCTGCAATCTTCTTCTTAACAATGTCAATGTTGTTACGGATGTTTTGGAAATCAATTCCAGTAAAACAAGCATCATAACGTAGACCAACATAGTTTTCATTCAATTCCAAAGTATAATGTAATACATTCTTACCTTGTTTCATTGCCTCTGCACCCATCTTAGCAAGAACCCAACTCTTACCACTACCAGCACAAGCAGTAATAATTCCAAGTTCACCACCAGCAAGACCACCATCCATAATACTATCTACTTCTGTCCAATTAGTCTTGACAGTTTTACGAGCCATTTGACTCATACGTTTTTCAATGTCAACCATGTATTCATGTCCAATATTGCGTTCCATACCAGCTTTCATCGCAACATCAACTACATGTTTGATTTTATCATATTGACCACTCTTCAAATGATCAACACTTTCCATAATAGCATTCTTAATCTTCTGATTCTTACAGAATTCAAGAAACTGTTCTTTGATATACTTCAAATCAGTATCACTGATTTTCTGATACACCAATCGAAGTTGTTCTACAACTGATTGTTTGAGTAAATCGTTTTCAATTCCATCAACTTTAACCTTAAATACTGCTAATGTTGGTAAATCTTTGTATTGAAGAAAATAACTAATCGTTTCTTTAACGATAAATTTATGTGCATCAGTCTCGAAACTATCTGGTTCCAAGATATCACTGATACGTTCAATGAATGTTTTATCCGACACCAAACCACTAATACATTTGATTTGGAATTCAGATCCGAATTTTTTTAGGTTATCAATAATTTTTTCCGACATATATTTAATATAATTTATCTACACCAACTATACCATACCATTTCTGTAAACCAAGATTATTTACAGAACCATTGAGTTAATCTTTCCAAACACTTCATTTAACCATATCATGCTATTTGGAAAGTTATTTTGCATACAATCTTCCACCAACAATTTGCTAAAACCAAATCTGTCAAGTTTAACGATTGGTTTTTCCATAATTTCGTTGATTCTCAATTGCGAGAATGATTGAATTTGTGTATCATGTAACTGCATCAAATCATAATTACGTTGCATTACATCTTTATTTTCCAATACTGTATCATACAATTTTAATTTGCCTTTATGAGTATCACTATAATTGTATAATTCTTGTAAGGAATATTGTTTATCTTCTGTAAGAATAGGATAACACTTGATAATAGTTTTTAACCCAGCACCTTTAATACCGTCAATGTTATCACTACTATCTCCTTCCATTACTCTATAGTTGATAAAGTTCTTACAACTAATACCATATTCCAATAGAATTTCTGCACAACCATACAATTTCTTTTTGGTTGGACTCCAAATTTTAACTCTATCTCCAGCTAATTGTAAGAAATCTTTATCAGCACTCATAATGGTAACATTACTATTTTTAAAATATTCTGTTGCCAAATATGCAATTGTATCATCTGCTTCAATATGATCAATTGCCATGGTTGTTACAGGCAACTTATCAAGATATTGTACAGTTCTCAACAACTGTTTCTTTAAATTTTTATCTTCTGTATCTGGAGTGGTAATATCATCATACGCTCTATTAAGCCTAATCTTAGTCTTTCTACCACTCTTATATTGAGGATAAATCTTCCGTCTTTTCAGTGAACCCCCCTGGCCATCAGACACAATTACAATCTTTGTGGGATTGATTAATTTTGCCGCATAACCAATGCTTTTTAAGCACCCTGCAATTCCACCAGTATGATTACCATTGGAATTAAGGGAGGGGGAGGCCATGAACGCTCTAATAAAAGTGTTCATGAAATCAACAATTAGTATTTCAGATTCGGAAGATCTATTCAATCCACCATTTCTGTCTTCTTGTTTTACATTATCGAATAACGAAAACAACCTCTTTTTTTCACTGTCAGATAGATTACTCATTCTCAGATGATACACCAGCATCTTCATCATTGTCAACAACTGCGTCGTCAACAATAATACTATTTGGATCTTTGTACTTCATAATTACTTCATCACAAATCTTCAAGTAAATTTCTTCACCCAAAACTTTGTCAGACTTCATTGTTTCTACAAAGTCCTTAGACTGGAACTTCCATTCACTACCATCATCTTTCTTATAGGTATAATAAGCACCACCTTGTTTTACCAAGTTGTTTTCCTTCAATACTTTGATCCAACTGCCATAATCAGCAATTCCACTATCAAAGTAAATATCAAAAGCAGCTTGACGTTGTGGTGGTCCCATACGGTTCTTGATAACAACTGCTTTACATTCATTACCAATAACTTCTTCACCTCTCTTGAGTTTACCAGTGTTGTTCAAACGTACACGAACACTACAATGATATGCAAGTGACTTACCACCACTTACTACCCACTTATCACCAAATGCCATAGCATTTAGATTCTGACGCAATTGATTGGTGAATACAGTAAGAACTTTCTGTTTACCAATCATGTTGGTAATCTTACGCATTGCTTTGCTGATAATAATAGATTTACCGGTAGCAAATCCATCCTTACCATGATCACTTTCCAATTCTGCCTTTGTTGATGCTGCAGCAACAGAATCAACAATGATTGTAAGAATACGATCTTTATTGGACTTTCTTACAATTCCAATCATATGTTCCATCTTTTCAAAAATATCTTCAACAGTTTCGCATTGAACATATAGAAGTTTTGATAGATCTACACCGAGACTTTTCCAGAATTCTGGAGCAGCAGCATTTTCAGTGTCAATAACAACTGCTACACCACCTTTTCTCTGTGTATCAGCAACAACATGCGCTGATACTAGACTTTTACCAGTACCTTCTAATCCATTGAATTCAACCATCTTGCCTACTGGTAATCCACCATGCGGACGATTACTAATTGCTAGATCAAGAATAGAAGAACCTGTACTAATCCAATCACTAATTTCTGCTGGATTTTCTTGTTCATCCAAGAAATATGCAATCTTTCCGCCATCTTTATTGGCTTTATTTAACTCATTTGCGAGTAATTCTACTAACTCATCTCTTTGAGGAGTTTCTTGTGTAACTTGATTTTTCTTTTTCATAAAAATATAAAACTAAAATAGGGGTGGCAGTAATATATACTACCACCCCATTACAAACAATTTATTTAACTGTTAAACAAATTATCAAAAGCAGCAGCTACATCATCTGAATTTGATTTTGCTGCAGTAGCAGTTGGTGATTTATTTGTTGCAGTTGCTTTTGGAAAAGCAGTAGCAGCAGTTGGAGGAGCAGTAAACGGAGTGTCATCTTCAACAATAGTATTGACGGTTCCTTCAGCAGATTGAGTTTCTGGATTCAACCATGCATTCATTACACCCTTTAGTTCTTCGTAGGAAAATTCTGGGAATAAATCCAGAATATTTGTTTGTTGTGCCAAGACATCTTTTTGAGCGACATCAATTGCAATACTTGCATTTGGCTTAACACGAATTGTAGTTTCTGGGAAAGACTTACCAGAATCTTCTGCAGTACGGAATTCTACTACAATATCACGACCGTTAACCAAATCGGTGATATCACCGTAATCAACGTCATTGATGATGCTTAGAATTTCTTGGTAAACATTCTTACCGAATCCCCAGAAACGAACACCTTCTCCTTCTTCACCACGAACAATGATAGGAGCATATGTACGCATCTTTGGTTCCATCTTCTTACCCAAAATCCAGTCTTCCTTGTTACCGGTCTTCTTCATACGATTGGACCATTCAACGATTGGATCAGGACGATTGAAACTATCAGGAGATAGATAGGTCTTGTTGTTGATATTATAGTGGAACTTCAACTCAATAAAAGGATTATCAGGTTGATACTTGTAGGGAACGATACGAACCACTTGTTTACCAGGCTTTGGTTTCCAAATAAGATTGGTTTTGTTGCCTTGGTTTGTTAGAGAGCTCAAACGGCTCTTCAGCTTTGATATGTCTAATGCCATAATTTTTTAATTAGTTAATTTAGTTAATTAGTTAATTAGATAACTCACACGAATTATTTAATGACAACCAATTAAGTTGTCATCAATATATATGAAGACCAAAAAGATTTCAACTTATTATATCAAATATTTTGACGGAGACGATTTTGACAGATACTTCGCTCGTTAAAATAATTGAATTTCTGTAGAGATTCCAGTCCAATTGATAGGTTTTATCAAAAACACCATTGTTTTCCTCGGCAATCAACTTGTTCATCGCATTCAAAGTGTAAAGAGTATTTGTGTCTTTTTTTCTATGAACGCTGATAGTGTTTTTAAATTTCAGTGAATTTCCATCGGATAGGTCAACATTGTATGTAGCATACAGTTCTTTTGGGTTGTTGACATTGCAGAGTAAAAATATTTTACCGTTAATGACGCTATAGAAACTTTTTATTTCTTGGATAATGTCATTATATTCTTTGGAATTGGTAAATGTACACAATAGTTGTTTGTTCTTCATTTATTTTATTATTAGTTTTTTACCGTCAACATTCCACAATTTACCGACATAATCTCCCGAAGAATCAAACCAACTATTTCGTTTGTTATAAAATCCGTATTTTAAAGCTTCTTCTAAAGTATATTCATTAGTCAATTCTTTTTCAATTGCTAAAGCATCTTGTTCTTTTTCTTCAGGAGTTCTATCATCACCTTTTGATTGTTGTGGTTCTGCTTGTTGAACAGGTTGTGTTTGTTGTGGTTCAAATTCAATTTGTTGTCCACTTGGTTGTTCTGGTTGTTCATCTCCTGTAAACACATTGGCTTGTCCCCTTTTTGGATTTTCTTCAAAATGGGTACCACGAGCAATAGCTTTTTGTTTGTATTCAGGAGTTGGAAATGTAACAAGAATACCATTTGTATTGTATGCTTGTCTTTCTGGATATTTACCTTCAAGCATTTTATTCAAATATTGATTTACAATTTTATGATCAATATTTGAATTCAACAAATATTCTCTCAATACTTCAATATGTTCTTGTTTAGAAATATCAAAAATACCGTTTTCAATTGAAATGTCGGTACTTGCTTGTTCTAGTGCTTCAAAAAATATTTGTTTGATATTCATAATTAAAATACATCTTCTTCACTTAAATTGGAACGGTGAATTTCTGTTTTGAAAGAAAACTTACTTCCTCTTTCATTTCTCAATTCAATTGCAGAATAAAATGGTTTTACTTCTACTTTTCCATTTTCTTCTTCTTCTCGTATATCAAATATAATATATAAATATACAACGAAATATGTTCCCTCTTTATTTTTACTTACTTCAAACTTACTAAGTCTAAAATCCTTATTTTCACTTGCATCAATCAACTTTTTGCCACTTGAAAATTCAGACTTGGTTCCCATTCTGTTAATTGTCTTACCATTAAATACTACAAGCGGTAAACTATCATTGTTACCAAAGATTGCTTCAGCAGATATTTGACTTGCAAATTGAATAAATTCTTTCTTGATTTGAGCTTCATTACCCACATTCATAAATCGTTCAATGAACTTTTCATAAAATGTAATTGCTGCAATGTTAGAATTAAAGATGTTCATTGGTCTAAATGCACCTTTATTCATCGGAACATCACCTTTAGTAGATGGATTAAAGTAATCATTATAAACCTTAATAGAAGCATTCTTGACTTGTTTTACATCTTCTGGTGTAGTACCAGTAAGTTGAACCATAAACAAATTCTTATTATCAATTAATCTTACTTTTTCGTTTATGGTACTAAATAAAGAATCTGGTTGAATTCTATTAATTTGTTGAATAAAGATTGTGACATTTTTCTTTAATGAATCGGTCATTTTTACCAATACTTCATCGGCTTCTCTTGCTTCAGATAAAACACCAATTTCTTTTTCAATAGCATCCCAACTATTAAACATATTAGAATATTGATTTCTAGCATAATTCATGTCTTCTTGACATTTTTGTTCAATATTACCAAATATTTTAACAACGGTATTTTTAACTTTTTGTATAAAATCGGACCATCCTTTTGTCAATTCCGCAGACAAATCTCCAATTTTTGATGAAATTCTATTGAGTGATGACTTTAACGATGATATAAATTCAATTTCAGTTAGTAATGTTTTACCAATATAAATTTCTTCAAACACAGGAGCACCACCACTAAATACACTGCGTGGATCTTTTTCAATTGGTTTTCCATCTGGTTGTTGTGACTGTAACCATTGATAGTATTTTTCTCTTTCTGCGGGTGTACCTGAAAAACTTAATTTGTCCGGTAAAATATCAAAAGCACCTTTCATTCTTCCAATACGATAACTATCACCACCAGCTTTTAAAGAAACCATTGCGAATTTCTTTCCAGTACCAGTTATTTCACACAAACTTTCGTTGGTACCACTTACTTTTCTATCTTTTAAAGCAATTTGAATTTCTGATATACTACAATTGTACAACAATACCGCATCAGCAGTGTTTTCTTTTTTCTTATCTTTACTGGCATAACCACTCTTATTGAATGATTCATAGAACTTTTTGATGTCTTGATGAATAAATCCGGTTGGTTTTGTAGTTGTTACATTTGCCAATGTTACACTAGTACCAGATGCCAATTCAATTCTAGCCTTTATATCAGCATAATTTTGATATAATTTATTTTTACCAACAGCAGTAATTATTGCAGGATTATCTAATTGTTGTATGCTCTTTAATATCTTTTCTATTTCTTCAGATAATTTTAACCACTTTTTGATTGTGTCTTTTTCTTTCGGATAATAATCGCCATTTTCGCCGAATATCTTATATAAAGGAAAACTTTCTCTCAATTGTTGACTGAATGGCAATGGCATAACAGTCTCAACCTGTTGTAACTTAACTTGTAAGTCTTTTAATTTTACATCTTCATCTATATTCATTCGTATATATAAATATTGATATATACACGAAAATCAAATTGTTTTTAAATATCTACCACCGTCATACTATCATAATTCTTACCAATATAACACTTTACAGGAAATTGATTGTTTGACATCAACCGTTTTAATTCCACCAATGTTTCTTTTTTATCATTCTTATGACAATCAAACGAAACACTGTCATAAGTATACAAAATAGCCTTGGTTTGTTTACCATTCAAGTATTCATTGACTCTTACCAATGATTGCATTCCAAATTCAGTTTCACTAGCTTGCAAGATATAATTGAACAATTTGTTTGGATTTGGTTCATTTATATGGTTTGTAGTGATTCTTCTTTTATAAATTGGCGTTTCTACATATCCATTTTCACTAAAGAATTTCCATCTATGAGCAATATAATCACTCATTTTCTTAAAATATGGTATTTCCAATAATTCTTCGGGAATATTACCATACATACACTGGAATGTTAGGTTCTTTGACGCTTTGATTTCATCGTCCGATAACTTATCTTTACCATAGTATAACTTACCAAGATACTCATAAGCGTTTGAAGGAAGATTGTAATTGATTAACTTTGCAACTATGTGGGGGTGGTAGGCGCTATAATCAATCATAAACAACATACCATCATCACCATATCTGCTTATAAATGATGATCTACAACCATTTTCTTTGTTCAATGCACTATAGTTAACGTTACCAAACCTATTACTGGGTCGTCCTGTTGCGGTATATAAGTTATATTGTGTATAAACCATACCATCCCTATCTTTGATGGTTTTGTTCTCAAAATGCCTATTAAACAATTCTACATCCACTTTCAACCCATTGTGTTCAAGAATTCTAAGATTGTCTGTAATAGTGCTATTGATACTATGAAAACTGTCATCAATTTTGATGGATCTAAGTCTAATCAACACCGCATCATACATGTTTTCAAACTTTTCCAAATGTTTTACCATTGGAATTGCTTTATTCAATTCACCATACTTTTGAAATTTGGTTTTGATAACATTGTGTGCAGTTGTATCAAATTCACTATAATCTTCAACTTTACCGTCACTAATAAAGAAAATGATGTTAATATCAAACAGATTGTTTGTAGGAAATAGGTGTAAACACTTTTTCTTATCAAATACCCATTTCTTGCCTTTAAGTTTATTAAAGTCGTTGATTAGTGTGATTTTATTGATAAAGATATTACAATCTGGGTGTGTAAGATTGATAACATATGTAGTTTTAGATTTAAGCATATGAATCAAAACCATACACAATTCATCTACACAAGGATGTACTTTTTCATCTGATTGTATACATTCAAGAATAAAATCAGATGAATTATGCAATTCTAAAAATTTAGAATAAGATTGTTTGTCCAGACACACCATTGACACAATGTAACATTATAACAAATGTAAGTCAATTATTTACCACCCCAAAATTCAAGGGGATTGTTTAAATAAGTCTTTAATCCTTTCATACTTTTTTCACCATCATTTAAAGTTTGAATATTTTGTTCTTGAACTCCTTTTCTTTCAAGAATTTTATTATTATATTGATTGTTTTTTGGACCGGATATTATCCATTGTATAATTAATTTATTATAATATTGAATAGATATATTATTATACATATTTTTATCCACTTCCGTAATCATCAAATCATTTATTTTTTGAACAAAATAACGATAAAAATATCCTTTTGCGTAATCTTTTTGAGTCAGATTCGGCTTGGTATAATTAGGATAAACTTGATTGGATAGATCAGTTCCTCCGATATTATTATAATCTGTTGGTGTAATCATATTACTTTATTATATTAATCGAATATTCATTTATACCATCGGTAGTGAATGAAATTGATTGTCCTCTAATTGAACGAATGCCTGCTTTAATCGTAGTTGTCCAATTACCAGATTCAACTTTATGAGATACGTCTACAATTTGACAAATGATTTCTCTTTCAGAATATGGACTTGGTAGGTTTTTTAAACTAAACAATTGAAATGTTCTTAGTCCAGATATACCTTGTAATGTCATTTCTACAGTAAATCCCGGCTGTTGTCCACCATAAATATTGGTATTATTTTTAAAATCCATATCATTCATCAATGCAATCAGCAAAGAATCGTTTGGTAATACCAAATTCACTATGTTCCATCCAGTTTCAACACCTGACACTGTTGGATTTAATGGTGTAGTTGTTCTTGGCCCAGATGTATTAGTTGCTGCTGCAGCTCTGGAAGGTGGTGCAGGATTATTTGGATTTAATGGAGTAGTGGTTCTAGGAGTAGAAGCTGCAGCTCTGGAAGGTGGTGCAGGATTATTTGGATTTAATGGAGTAGTGGTTCTTGGTCCTGATATTGTAGTTAATCCATCTGATCTTGATAAATATGATTTAAACGACATTATATAAGAACCTTTTGTCGCAGTTGATGATTGTGGACTGTTTTGTAATTGTCTTATACTTTCTAAATTTTCATCTATTTTTCTTAATTGCAAAGGACCGTCTTTATTGAATCTATCACCATATGGAAACGGAAGTATTTGATTTGAATTTACTTCACCATTTGGATAATTTTCACCGGATCTTTTATTTGACGATGCAGATGAAATCACTTGATTAGCAGCTACATTTGATAGTTGCGCAGTAAAATTTATGGTTTTAATGAAACTATTTGATGCACCAACATCAAATTGATAAATTTTCATTTTATTATATTGTACATACTTTTTATCTACTATTCTTAATTTACCAGAATCTTCACTATCTTCTACTACTGCAAGTTCCCATATTTTAGCTGCGGCTGCATTTATTTTTCCTAATAATGAATTATAAAATACTTCAACTGTTTCTGAAGATTTTGCACATTCAATTAATACGTTTTTATTTACATATAGATCTTTTAAATAACCCCAATAACCTGCAGGTTTACTAGTTTCTGTATCATTTGTCCATTGAGGAAACGATCTTGTTCCAGGAACTACTCCAGTGTCATATATAAATCTATTAATTATACCATCCAAATCATCTCTAAAAACTTGAAGTAAAATAGGTTGTTTTGATCTGTCTTCTATAATTTGCGCATCACTCCGTATACCGGCAAGTTTTGTAATCAAACTATTTTCTACAGTAAAATCGTAAAATGATTGTATTTGTGTTGGTTCATAAGTAGGATTATATGATTGATATCCGGTTCTAAATATTCTAAACAAAGTATTATCAAATGAAGAAGAAAATGGAGTATCTAACTTTTCAGAAAAAAACAAAGACTTATTTGCACCTTTTCCAAATTTTTGTTTTTGATAATCATTATTGGTAGGATCTACAGTTGGAAACATAGCACCAAGATTATATTTTGGTGCCTTTTTATTTGGAATTAACAAAATGCTACCGTCACAAGAAATTAAATTTGGATGTGCTCCTATTTTTACATCATCAATATCAATTTCATATAGATTATAATCTTTAGAATCTTTTAACTGGATATTGATTTGTTTGTTGAAAAATACATTTGCTAGTTCTACAACAAATCCCATAGTAACCCATATATCTTTTTGATCTTTTCTATCCCAATCATAATCTGACATTCCTGTCATTCTTGCGGAATCACCATATTCTATTTTTCTTCCCATGAAAAATCTATCTTCAGGTCTTTTAAGATCTTTACCGTCATTCGATTTTGCGGTATAAGTTCCGTTGTTATATTTATAAAATGGAAAAGTTGATGATAAAAAAGTTGAATTTTTTTCTGCTTTTTCTTCTTCATCATCCAATGGAGTCATGAAATTTTTCTTTTGTAAAATACAATTTGGTATTTTAGTCAATCTTTTTTCTAAATATTCTGCAAAAGTAGATTGCACCGAACTTTTATTTGTATCAGACGAAACCTTCGCAGCAGTATTAACTAATACACCAGAATAGTTTGCGTGTTTAGATAATATTTCCGTCTTACAGTCATATATAATTCCATCTTGACTAGAAAAATCAAATCCACTAATTATTCCCATCGTAACATCATATAAACCATATGATTCTTTAATATTTTTATCGTATAATAAAGATCCGCTATTGGTAAACAATTCTTTTAGATTATCCAAATTACTAGCTCTCAAATCAAGCAAAGACACAGGATTAAAATGATTCCATCCAAATTCAACAAACGCACTAATCTTTGGTGTTAAGAAATATGGTGTCATGTACTCCAATTGAGCAAATCCATAACACTTCCAATTAACAGTAATTTTTCTGATTCTTTCTTTTTGTATTATCGCATCAATAGATGTAATACCAGGAACAGGCAAAAATTTTTGAACCGTTCTATTTTCGTTTGATATAGAATTTGGAAATGTAACAAAATTACCATCACTAGATAAATTTAATACGTGTTCTACACCTTCAGAATCATATCCTAATACATTTTTATTATCAGGAATACCGTAACTTTTATCAAATCCTTCACCTCCATGCAAAATAAAACCGTTTCTAATAGGAAAATCGTTTTTATCACTTACTCTACCAGTTCCATTTGAAAACACTCTTGCCCAAGCGGTCATTGGACCTTTGTATTGTTGCCAATTACCATTATCATCCCAATTAATACTTACAGGAACAGGATAATCAAATCCAATATCATTTTGTCTTCTAATAAATTCTTTAATTACCCAAGATGGTATTGGATGTGGTGCCCACGGTCTATTGTCTGGTGTTGTTGCCATAACTTATGAATTTAATAACTTAAAATCTGCAATAATATTAGAAATATTTTGTGGTATTCTCAATTGAATACCTGCTAATACACTTAATTTTCCATTTCCTAATTTGTTTGCTTGTGCCAATATCCACCACAATGTTGGATCTTTGTAATATGTATTGGCAAGCGCATCAAACGTAGTTGTTTCATTTGTTATAATATACAAATCGTTCATTGCATACGGAATTTTAGGATACAACAAAGATTTGTATACTCTTTTTCCATCCCATCTTTTATTTTGATTTGCAAATGAATATCTATTCATAAATTATAATCCTGTTCTATCCATTTCATATTCTGCATTTTGATATTCTTGTGTTGGTTGATTAACAGTATTATTATACATCTCGTATATACTTTGTTGATTTGCGGCTTGTTGTTCTTGTTCAATCTTTAATTGATAATTGTATTGAGCTGCAGCATCTTGTATATCTTCAGCTTTTTGATTCCAAGAATTGACTTCTTGTTGTAGTGCTTCTGCCTGTGCATTATTTGCATTTTGCATTGCAATTTCATTATTTTTAATTTGATCTATAGCTCTTTGAGTTGATAACACCACTCCGCCTGGGAAATTCATATATAAGTTTTTTGAAAATGAATCGACTGTACCCTTTTCGTCCAATATTTCATTTTGATTTGTCATTCCGGACATTTGAATCGTTGGTCCCATACGAGTATCCACATAATAATCACCAAAATTAGCTCCTCCAACAACTGGACGTTCTTTTTCTAGTAAATCCATACTCAAATTCAATTCACATTCTCTTGGAAATTGAGCCACCTTTCCTATGCTATCTGCCCATTGAATTCGTCCATTTAAATACGTCCAATCAAATGTAGCAGATGTTTCTTCACTAACAGTTTCCCAAACACAATTTTCTGGTATATTTAACCCAATACTTTTAATTACTCCTGGTTGGTTCTTATAAATATCACCGATAGTAAATCTAACAAGAGGAGGTATCATAAATCTAGAATACACATTAGAGTTACTTTGTCCGCCTTGTGTATAATTAGCTGGTTTTGTCAATCCTACTAAATAACTAATTCTTTGCCACATTGGAAGCAATTCTTTAACTGTATTAGCCACGACATTAAACTTAAAACCAATTGTTCTAGAAAATCCTTTATATGATTGTAATTTGTCTGCTCTGCCAATATATTCTATAGCAGTCCAATCAGCGTTATAATTTTCATTCAATCCAGTTATTGTAGCTCTGAATGGAATGTATTTATTATTAACAACATCATGGAAATAAAATTTGATTATATCATCGTTATTACTGTTATACTTTTTGTCTAATCCAAGATCTTCTTGATTTAAAATAGTTAATAAATTAATTTTATCGGATGCCATTGATCCAGCCATTCCTTTTCCTTTAGGATCATCCAATAATTGTTTTCTTTTGTTTAATCCAAATTGAGCAAGATATCCACCACGATAATTAAAAGGACTTTCTTCTCTTTGTTGAGAATATGGATCTTTTGTCAATTGTTTAATGAAATCATAACCTTTGTAAGATTCATTTGAAAATTGTTGATTTATGATATCAGTGCTTGTTAATCCAGTATATTTGTATCCAGCACTAATAATTGTATCCAATACTTTCTTTAAATTATCTTCTACATCTTTTACGGATTGTGATTCTTTATCAGTAAATTTAGTTGAATAAGGTTGTTTTGCATCAGCATAATATGCCAAGTTAATCAACATTTCAGAATTCTTAAATTCTTGATCTGGAGTAATATTATTACCTACGATTTTACCATAAAATTCGTAAGCATCCGTTCTTGGATTAAGTCCTATTTCTTGACCAAATAATGTAGGAAATTTTCCTAATTTTGTACCATTCCATGTACCCGTCTTTCCTATAATCAAATAAGTACCATCAGCTTGTCTTAAATATCTACCTCTAACACCTGTTGTTTGCTCAGTATCACCTTTTCTTATAGTTCCGTCTTGGGTACCCGCATACCATTTTTGTATAACGGTTTTATCAAATGTATATTTTAAAGTTCCTGGTGCTTGATCAAATACCGTAGTAGATGATGCCATTACACCGTATGTTGCTTCATCTGCTCTATATTGTGGATCATTTGGTTGTTTTGGATTTGTAAACGCACCAAACAAAGTACTTGATTTGAAGAAATCAGCAATTCCAGATGAAGATTGTTTTCCTACCCACTTTGTCTTTAATAATTTATCACCAGAAGTTGCAGTTGGTGCTCTTAAAAATCCTTTACCACCATCTAAACTTAATTTTGATAATGCGGCTTGATTACTATTACCAACGGTTCCTTTTGGTGGAGTAAGATTTTTTAATGATCCTTTTACACCAAGAGCAGCTAATGCACCAATACCATTTGGTTCAATAAATCTTGTTGGTCTTTCAATTAATCCCAATGAAGCAATACTAGTAGCAGCTAATATTGGCATTGCTGGATTATAAATCTTTGTTTCTGGAAATGGATTAAATCCTTGCAATAATGTTTGTGCCGTAGCAAAAATTACACCATTTGCACTAATTGTAAACTTTGTTATTCTTAATATGTCTTGAGGACCAGAACCAACTGGTGCTGCTCTATTTTCATATTTTTTTAATGAATTTAATCCTTTTGTTCCTGTATTTGGAGTAAAACTAAAAAATGGTTGTTTTGGTCCAAATTTTAATAATGGATTGGTACTATCAGTTTGTAACTTATACTTGTTATAAATTGCATCACTGTTTTGAGCATATAATACACTCAATTCACCTGGCTGTCTTAAATCATTAAATCCAGATGGCAATGTATATCCAGCACCAATAATTTGTGTATTGGTAGTAGATAATGGAGCGGGTGATTCTAAATTATTAAGATTTGCCATATTTTATAAATATCAAGTTATTTAATATGCACCTCTAAATTTTGTAGCAACTCCAACAGCAGTGCTTACTTTGCTACCATCAATATTAACTGCAATACCACCATTTTTCATCAACACTATCAATTCATCCAATTTATTAACAACTTCAGCATTTCCTCCACCAGTTGCAGTTTTGATTGACTCTATATTTTTTAACGCTGGTAAATTAGTAGCTACTTTAGACAATTGTTCATTTAATAAACTAAGTGCAAGTGTCATTCCTGCAATTCCAAACAATATACTAGTATCTGTAAATACAGAGAAAGCATCTTCCAATGAAGCTATTTGAGAAATATTCGATGCAATGTCACTAATACCAGTACTAACAGATTGTATACCTTGTCCGAATAATTGCATGCCTTTACCCGCAGCTAATGCAGATATAGAAAATGGTATAAATGCAAGTCCTAACAATGCAATACCTCCTGCTGCAGTTTCAAGTACTCCAGTAGCCATTAATCCAGCAATAGTTGCACCTAATACTGCCAATATAACTCCCATCTTTCCAAGTGAACTCCAATCTACTGTATTAAACTGTTGTCCAGCTTTTGCCAATATATACATTGCACCAGCAAACATTATTAATGCTGCACCCAATGATAATACTGTCGCAGGATTAATTCCTTTCATTGAATTTAAAAATCCAGAAGGTCCAGCGGATGGAGTTGTAGGAGCAGCACCAACAGCCGATGATGCCAAGTTACTTGCAATTTTTTTACCAGAAGCCGCAACAGTTTCACCCGCAACATCCATAGCACCTTTAAATGCACTACCAATTGTTTTTTGTAATACAAATTTTAATGGTGCAAGAGGAAAAAGAATCGCTCTCATTAAAATATTGCCAAAACCAAGATTTGCAAACTTCATTAAAAGTAATGTCATTATACCAGAAACTATAGCAATTCCTACTTTAAATTCTTCCATTTTATCTATAACAAATTGAAGACCATATCCCATTTTTTGAAGTATATCAACGCCAGGTTCAAATTTAATCCAAAGATCATTCACTAAATCATAAAGAACTTTAAATGGCATTAAAATAAATTTAGTGGTAATCGTGCTTATTTTTAATAAAACACCAACAACTGAAATTAATCCACTTAAAAATGGAAGAACTACTTCGCCCAATTCAATCATGATACTATTAATACTAGCAAGTAACTTTTGTTGTTGGCTTGCTAATTGTTGTGACTTTAATTCTTTTTGATATTTTTCGGATAAACTTTCATTGGTTTTATCAATTGTATCTAAATTGGCGGTATATTTTGCATACAATGCAGGATCATCAATTCTAAGTTTATTCAACTCTTCTTGTTTAGCATTCATTTTAACCAATTGATCTACACTCAATCCCATTGATTCTGCTAATGCTTTTGCTTGAAATGCATCCAGTTTTCTAAAATCTCCAACCTCTTTTAAGATTCTGGATTGTTCTTTTGCTAGTCCTGCCAAATCCCCAGCATAGGATAATTCTCTTGCTCTTGTGAAATTGATGTCTTTTCCGAATAATACACTAGCTTCCATTTCGCTATTGATACTTGTTTGGAAATCTAGAAATTTATCCGCTGCAGCCCCTATATCTTTAAGTTCTATTCCCAATCGTCTTGCTTCAACTGCACCTTTAATCAAAGCGTTAACACTTCCTCTTACTAATTTAAATACTTCTCCACCAGCGGTAGCAACATCCTTCATTACTTTTGCGAGTGGAACACCGGCTGCTTTTGCTAAACTTGCAGCTGCACCAGCAGTTTGTCGGGCAATATCAGGAGTCATTGCACCAATACCCATGAAATTTTGTAATAAACTAACAGAATCTTCTGCAGCTACACCAAGATTCTGTTTCATTAAAGAAACATACTCTATATTTTCTTTATTTGCAATTGCAGTATCATTAAATGCAGTAGCAAGTTGTTGAGCTGCTTCAGAAGCAAGTTCTGCAGTAACACCAAATTGAGATAAATCTCTACTTGCAATTCTTATATTTTCTTCTACTTGTTTGGTTTGGGAAGATAAAAATCCTGTTGTTTCTCTAAACTTTAAAGCGGCATTATCTAATTCGATAAATCTATCTACTGATCGAGCGAATAATTCATACATCATCTTAGTAGGATCTACTAAATTTTGAATTGTACCGTTTAAATCTCCTGCTCTAGTTGCTAATTCTTGAAACTTATTAACAGATTGATTAACTATCTTAGCTTGTGCATCACTAAATTTTAATACTCTTTGCAAAGAATCCGTCAAATCTTCAACAGAATCATTCATTCTTTCTGCTGCATTTGCACTTTCTCTCCATGTTTCTAACATGTCTTTTGTAAGACCTCTAGCTTTTGCCATGTTTTCAACATCAGATGCTGATATTTTTGGATCGTCTGCCATAATTTATATGAATATAAATATAAAAAATAATGTTTTTATATCATTTTCCTCTAGCAATATTTGGTCTGGATATAGAATTATTAGGGGATTTATTTGATTTATCCATTGCTTCTTTTTCTTTTTCTTTAAATTCTATGAGTTTTTTCAAATAAAAAATGCGCAAGTATACAGGAAGATTATATACAATATCCTGCGTAAATGCGCCTTGTGAATTATATGCTAGACTAAATATCTGTTCGTGAATCAAGAGTTTATCTTGCGGAGTCAGGCCAAAAAAACTGTACCGTTAGCGGTACACCTAACCTTTCTTCATGATTGCATTGTTCACATTTGAAGTTAAAATTCAAATCAATGTCAGGAGTTCTTTCCTTTACTTGTTTTCTCAATTCTAAACTATCTCTGGAAGTAAGTTCGTTTTCTACAAACTTTTGAATATCTTGTTTATTACTATTACCATCTATAGCAACAATAGTATAACGTAATCTTGTTGTTACTTCAGCAGTATTACCAGTTTTTATTTTCTGTAAAACCTTAATTTCATTTTCGATCTGTTTTTCATCACCAGATGTTAATAACTTACATGTTACCGTCTTCTTACAGTAAGGAAGTTGAACGTCAAAATTATTTACGTTTGGTTCATATTTAGAAAAATCAATTTGTTTATAACTTAATTCACCCAAATTGAATGTACATTCATTATTTTCTCTACATGATGGACACTTAATCTGAAGTGGTCCATAACTATCACCATAAGCAAATCGTCTTGTTGCAACGAAAATAGCATTTTTATCACCCAATAACAAATCATCCAATTTTACATCTTTATCTACTATTAAAGATTCAATCAATTTATCAAGAACTATACCTTTTTTGATATAATTTTGATTGGTAAGAATATCTTCTTCTTTTGCAGTCATTATCTTTAAGTTAATAGTACCATTACTCAATGGACTAGAAGAAGGATAAAAATGTCCCTGACTTGGCAAATCAACCACTTCAGATGGATATGTTGTTTCTTGTTTTGGTTGAGAACTATTTCCAGCAAATTGATTAGCTGGTTTTGTAATAGGAATTGTATAGTCGTCCATAAATTATAACTTTCAGTATACCAATATATAGTATAAAGTTATAATTTTTATTTTATTTAATTAGAAGATTGTAATTGTTCTTTAGCAGATTTAACTAAATTTTGTTTTGATTTCAATTCATCACTTAATTTTTTTAATTCTTCGGCAGATTTTGATTTATCCTCTGGAGAAGTTGATGTTTTACTTTTTTCTTGTGCGATTTTGATTTTATCATCTACTGCTCTTTTTTCCAACTCTCTTTGTAGAACCAATGCTTGATTTGTTTTTTTGGTAGCTGCTTTTATTTTTGCATCATCCTCCATCAATATTTCATTAATTAACTTAATCAAAGATTCTTTTATCTTTTTTTTGGATGTTGCCATTCCTTGTTTTACCGCATCAAATAATTCCTTTGCCAATTGCGGATTATTAGGAACGGTACCTTTGAATGATTCAAAATCATTATTTTTAACAAATTCTCTAGCCATACTGGCACTAACACCTTCTACTCCTTCCGCACCATCTTCTCTTTCACCGCTGCTGACAATGTTTAAAGTACCGAATCTAGGTGTTTTATCCATACCATTCCATGTATTCAATAGTTTGGTAAATTCTGGGATTCTATCACTACCACAAACAAATGTTGCGTCAGTATAACCATTTGCCTTTAATTTATCTGCGGCTTGTAGTACATTCTTGATTGTCATATCGTATACAATCTTATCTTGTATACTAGGAAATAGTTTCTTTAAAAAACTTACTTTGGTTTGATAATCAAGTGGATTTTTATCAGGATCTTGTGATTGACTTGTAAATATATAAAAATCACCACCATCTGCAGCATCTACTACAGTATCAATCAACTTTTTGTGTCCAATTGTAGGAGGATTAAATCTACCAAATGCAAATGCTACATGTTTCTTCATATACAATAAATATTCTAATATAAAATAAAAAATCCCAATTCTTTTGGAACTGGGATTTAAAAGGAATGTTTTTGATAAATTAATATTGTAAAATACAATAATCTACGCTCAAAGTTAAGTTAATTGTCATAGCTTCACCACTGTCTGACCAATCCAATTCACCAAAATCTGCACTAGTGATAAATGCACCTTTGAGTGTCCATTCTTCTACTTTATCACCCACAGGTCCAAGAACATTGATGGTTAAATCTTTCTTATAAAAATCACTATAACCATCACGCCCAGTAACAGATTCGTGTCCAAGGCGAATCCACTCCATAACTGCTTGCGCACCAGATGGTACGATTGGATCATATAGTTCAATTGTTATATCATCCCAAGTAGTCTTACCTTTATAGTATCGTTGGACATTGATGTGGTCAAGAGTCTTCTTTTCGCTTTTTGGGGATGGTCTCTTGCATTTCTTAATTAAGAAACTTGGGATACCGTCACAGTACAAAATGAACCTATTTTTAACTTTGGGTTCAAATGTTGTAAAGAAGATCTCATTGCTATTTAGTAGGTCTGCCATAATTGTTTATTCCTTTAGTTATAAATATAATAATAAATTAAAATATGTTGACAAATTTTCAACTATTTGTATAATTTGCTTATGCATAGCGCTTGATGCGCTTTTAATTGTTTAAACTTTGTTTTTTATCGTACAGGTTTATAATTTCCTGTTTTAGTTTTTCTATATAATTCCTGTTGCGCAAAATCTTAAATACTAAATTTTCTGTGCTTAATTCTCCTGATTTATCTAAACCTGCTTGGCGCATATCATAAACATCTTTGATTATTGATTTAAGCTTATCAATATCTTGCGTTTTAATCGCAGAATTAATTTTTCTGACAAAATCATTATATTTTTCTTGAATTTTTTCTTTATCAATTTCAATATTTTCTTTTTGCGGTTCACTTAACCATTTATCTTGCATTAAGGAATATACTCCGGTAGATCTATTTTCTTTGTTTACATCTTGAATATAAACTTCAACATTGTGTCCTTTGAGATGAATATCATGTTCATCGTTCCATTTTGATTTAAGAGCATTTACTAATTTTTCAACAAGCTCTACATTTTCATCAACCTCTTTGAAATCTATTACTACATGCACATCAAAGTCACTTGTATCTGACCAATTATAATTTGCTAAACTACCTACAAACAATACATCCTTTAAAGGCGCATCAGTTTCTGTATCCGCATAGAAATCTTTGCCTATTTGCAGTAGCTTTTCTTTAATTTCTGGGTTAAGTTTATTATTATCCCAGATAGCTGGATTTAATATATCGTTGTAAATTCTAACCTTCATATTTTTATTTTAGCCTTTAGTTCATCTATGGCTTGATGTGCGTCTGTGAAAATGATACCATTACCGCCAGAAGCAATAAATGATTCTATATTTGGCGATAAATCGTCTATTAAGATACTATTTGCAGTTGCGTGTTTGGCTTTACTTTTGCCAGAATCGCTGAATATTATAGAAATTGGTCCAGACCAATGTGTTCTTAACCAGGCTCTTTTACCTGATTCTATATTTTTAATATAATCTACAGCTTCTTGACGGGGATAATTTTTCAATATTTGTCCAGCACTTGTACTGGTTAAAAACTTCAATTTGAATCTACCATCTGTTGCAATAGTGGTTAATTCTGTTTTAAAATAATCAAATTCTGGCATTGTATCCATTGTTGACCAGAATTTTTCGCCTTCTTGTAAAATTACATTCCAAAATTCTTTTGTTCCATTGGATGCTTCAAATTCTTTTGGTGGTGTACTTGTTAATTTTTCAAATTGTTTTTCAAAGTCACATAGTACTCCGTCCATGTCGCAATATATTGTTATTTCAACATTATTTTCCAATAAATTTGCGTCAAAGATTTCTTTAACAATGGACTTCAATTTTATCATATATAATAAATAGTATTAATTTGTTGATAGTAACCACGATTTTGTAGTTTCATCCCAACTATACAATTGATTGTCATTTGGATATAAAACAGGAGCTTCCCATATACAAGTTTCTTCGTTTAACACCCAACTTGGATATGGTTTGGGTGCTATAAATGCGTCTCTAATTGGATCGTAAGTAAATCCTAAACCAGCGTAATTTTTACGAAAAGAAGTTCCTCCATTTTTATGTACGCCACCTATTGTATTATAACTAGTGCGTTTACATAATTGTCCACGAACATCCCCATAATATCTTTCCCAGTCAAAATTACTTTCGTCTTTACCAACAATAACTTCTGTAACTATATAGTTTTCATTTAAAAATGCATAATGTGCCATAAAATTTATTTTTTATTATGATGTAAATGTTACTGTTCCTGTACCAGCAGTAACAGTACTTATTTTGTATCCTGCTGATGTTATAGTTGATGATGTGAGTCCCACGCTAAATGTTGCTGTATAGGATGAAGGATACTTTAAAATTACAAGACCTGATCCGCCTGCGCCGCCTGCTCCATTGTACGATCCACCGCCTCCACCACCACCTTTATTTGTTGCACCAGCAGTAGCATTTCCACTTGAACCGCCTCCTCCATTACCACCTCCTCCATTACCACCTACACCACCTGAACTGTTATCATATACGCCTCCTCCTCCACCTCCAGCATAATATGTTGCGATACCAGATATCGTGTTCTGTAAACCAATACCTCCATTTGCACCTAGACTCCCATTCGTTCTACCTGTCATACCTACCGCACCGGCACCGCCACCACCACCGTGACTATAATTAGGAGTTCCACCTGTTCCTCCACCTCCTGCTCCACCAGCATTACCTTGTCCAGTTGTACCAGCTCCACCAGCTCCACCTGGTGGAGAATCTGAATTTGCACCACCACCACCGGAACCTCCCGAACTACCCGAATTTCCACTATATGCTGGTGCACCAAATCTTGTTCCTCCGCCACCACCACCATAAGCAATTAATGTACTGAATACAGAATTAGAACCATTTGTTCCATTTATTCCGGTATCGCTTTGTGTTGATCCGTTTCCGCCTGCTCCTATAGTTACAGTATAAGTGATGTTGTTTGATGCTAAATTGCTGCCTGTTATATATCCACCTGCACCTCCACCGCCGCCGAAAGATCCTCCTCCACCACCACCTGCAACGACTAAATATTCAACAGTAAGTGGTAAACTATTTGTTGAATTATATCTGGAAGTACTAAGGGTTTTAATATTCATATTAACTTATTTCTGTACCGAATAGGTTAAATGATTGGCTAATGGATGATGCGTAAACTTGAACTTTATCATATTGTCCAAGAGTCATACCGATTGTTAATGCTATACTATCGTTTGCAGGTACAACAGTATCATATGCCAAATAACTTTTAGCTTGAAGTGATGAACCTGATGATAACACTGCGATTCTGAATGTACCATTTGTTGCGGCTAAATTGGCTATATTTAGTGTTGAACATACTGCGGATGTTGCAGCAGGTACTGTATATAAATCGGTACTGGATGTTAAAGCAGGATTTGATTGTCCTAATATTTTATATGATGTTGCCATATTGTATATATATTTTTAAATTTTGATTTACCCCAACAAAAATGGATGAAATGATTCTCCAGAAGGAGCATTTATAACATAACTGGATGATACAGCATAACTAGCAGATTGCGCAGTAGTTTGTACCTCTTTATAATTTAATACATTTACATACACTCTGTCTACAGAAGCACTAAGAAAAGGCGACCCACTAATAGGTGTACCACTTACAGACATTTTTCTAATTTTTAGTGAACTGTCACTAAGTTTTTCAACACCATAATCAACATTAGTATCATTCAATCCGCCAACCAAACCAATGTATTTTGTTTCATATTGTGGTACTTGATTTGAAAATTCTATAGACTGTGTTGCAAAACTTGATGTATATCTAGCTATACCTTTGGTTATACGAAGTTCATCTATATAACCATAAAAATAACCTTCAAATCCAGTATATAAAAATCCCCCAATGATTGTTGATCTTGATGTAAAGGATTTTGTAATAGATACAGGTGTGCCACTAACACCATTAACAAATACTCTAACTGTTCCGGCATTTCTTGTTACTGCTATATGATTCCATACATTTAATGTAGTCGCTGGACCATAGGCAAATGCCTGGCTAGAATTATCTCGTATCTGAATTACAGCATTTGAGGCATCTGCATTGATAGCAAAATAATTGTTATCTGCACCTGTAGCATTTGAAATTAAAATTGAATTCGTTGATACTCTATAGAACCAACATTCAATAGTAAAATCGTCAGTGCCGAAATTAGATACAGTATTTGGCGTGGAAAGATAATCATTTGTACCGTCAAAAAATGCACTAGCACCACCAAATTTACTTTGCACAGTACTTATGGCAGTGCCATTATTTGATGTAACCGTAAGATTATTTGGACTATTATCTATAAAAGTTGTACTACCGTTACTGCCACTAAAATGCATTAATAAACTACAACTATTATAGTATAAATCACCAGGAACAGAACCACTATTCCATTCTTCTATGACACTGACATCCCATTTATTTCCTGATAAGTCTAAGCCTGTGATTGTATTTTCTTGACTGGTAGTTACATTATATAATATTGTTTGATTAGAAATACTACCTGTTTGAATTCCTCCCAATACATAACTAGCTGTTAATGCATAACTACTAGTCACC